ACATAAAGTTGCGCCGTCTAAGTCATCTCCTTGTTCTATGCGGTCACCTAACTGTACTAACTGCACTCCTTCAGTAAAGTTCTTAGCTTTGACAACTATTAATCTAGCTTTTACATACGCTTGTATGTCAAGCAATAGTTCTTCGTCATCAACTTTATCAAGTTCTGTTAACCATTCATATAAAATCATACTCTTAACTCCTTCTCTACATATTCAGCAGTTGGTTTGTGGTCATACCATAATAATTTATAACCGTTCACGTCAACTGTGTTCATAACTTCTAATTCAGTTTGAAAGTCATAGATTTGACAATCTTTAGGACAAGTTAGGACTGCGTCACCATTATCGTCATGCGTATATTTAGCATGCTTTGGGTGTCCAGTCCAACCACATAAGTCACAATACAAGTCTTCCATTTTATTACTATTTGTTATTATTATTTGTTCCATTATTCCTCCTCCAATTCACTGCGCTGCGGCATTATCCATACATGCTTTGCAGTTGCATTGTCAGTGCCGCTGCATGTTTTCTGAAACAATACTGCGTCAGCAAAATTGCCGTCGTAGTTATACATGTATGTAAAGTGTTCATCTTTATTAAAAGTTAAGAATGTCATAACTTTTTTAAGATGTACTGGAGAATATTGTATATGAGTAATTGGTCTGCGCTTGTCAGGTCCAATAGCATTACGTGCGTCACTCCAAAAGTTTCTAAACATGTCTCTTGCACTTGCAATGTTATCAACCTTATTCAACATTGTGAAGACTCCTGCGCCGTCTATCTCAATACTTACCCAGTCAGTAGTAATCTCTTTGCCGTCAGGCATAGGATACTTTGCGCCAGTTATCTTATCTGTGACAACACGTGGCTGCAATACCTGTGTATGTCCTTCCAATCTAAGATACATGTGTCCGTCCAGTTGTTCTTTGTTGTAGTGTTTACTTATATCTACTACATTAGTATTGAACTCTTTAACATCAACACTTGCATATACTCTATCAACGTACGCATTAAAAAACTTAGGATCATTTTCTTTATACTGCACCATGATAGATTCTTCACGTCCTGGACGAGAGAACTCTGTTATACCAAGAACATAACTGTCCGTTGTCCAGGCATACCATACGTTTTGTTGTACAACAAAAAATATTCTACTCAATTTATTTGAATGGAATGTTTTCTTGCTGCTTGCTAATGTTGTCATATTTTTAAGCAGCTTTAAATCTGCTAAGGTAATAGGAACTCTAACCTGTATTTTGCCGTCATGAATATCTAGTTTATCCATACAACTCCTTTCCACTATTAAATTTAGTTTATAAGAGTTATCTAGTCAAGTTCTTATTCCAACGATTGCGTCTAATTATTTTTTTCCTAAACTCATCTGATTCGCAGGGGAGTCCGTCAATGTGGTGCATAAATTTTTGTTTGCATACTAAACATGGTTCATGTCTGTTGTATTTGTATTCAACTTTAGCCATTAAAGATTGCAGCGCAAGTGCAGTTTTGCGCGCAGCTTTGTCTATATCCTGCGTACGACTCACGGCAATTGTTTCCAGAAGGGATCATCATAAAAACTATTTCCAATTTTAGATTCAACGATCTCCACAAAAGTATCAAGAGTTAAACAAACTATGATTGGTACACCATCTGGCTGCCGCCGACTCTTGTCAGTTTTTACCAGGCGTTTCCATACCAGTGCTGTAAATTGCGACTTCGACTTCTTTATAGATTTAGCAAGCTCACGTGTAACATTAAGTGATTGTCTTGCCTTACACTCAACGTAAAAGTCTTGACCATTCCAATTAAATAGTACATCTCCCTTGTCATTGATACCACCTTCCGCAATCCTAGAACCATTCAACATTTTTGCTACGAATGTCTCTAGCTTTGTACCCTGTTGTTTTTGTTTTGACATTAGTCTTCTTTCTTAAATAGTTTTCTACCTTTCAATGCTTTAGAACTATTAAGAACTTTAGCTACAGCTTTTATGTAATCAATCATATCTGCACGCGGCAACCTACCATAATCTATTTGTGTACCACGTGTAATAAAAGAATAACTAAAGTAATCATACATATCATGCACGACTTCAAGTTCGCCGACTCCTTTGTTAGTAACGATACCGACTCTAACCCCACCATAGTGTGGTCCAGGATCAGTTGGGAATGAAGGATCTATTTTAAGTATTGTTTGTACTAGATTAGATTCACTAGCACTATCGTATGGAAAAAAATCTATCTTCTTTGATTCATCTTCCTCTATACAGTATGTGATAGCTTCAAGAAATCCATTACATTCGTCCATCATATCCCAGACGTTACGTGCGCCTTTGCTCTGTAATATTTCTCTCATTACTATAACTGTAGCTGAATTTGATCTTCAAGTCTATTCAACAATTGCTGTTTTTTCTTTTGATCATTCAACTTATACATGCTGACACCACCTCTGTGAGTGTGCATGTTGCACTTCTGACCTAAGATATAATCTTCGCCATGATCTGCACGTATTTCTGATATTCTATTGCGTGCTGACCAACCAAACTCTATAAGTTCTGTTGCACAATGCCACTTGTCATCATCAAGTAGCTGCAATATATCATCTCTCATTGTCATTTGTTAAGATCAAAGTCTTCATCAGGATCATTATGCTTGTTAATCATAACTTCCATAACCATCTCTTTAAATTCTTTTGAACCAACCTTTATACTTGGTCCATCAAACGGATTCTTGCTCACCTTCCACCTCTTCCCTTACATTTATTGGTATGTGCTTTGGTGCATTTTCAAACTCAATGTCCTGGAATACACCTGCACTGTCAACTTTTATTATTATTGTAAACATTAGAACGGTGCTTCGTCTTCGCCAATATCCTCTATTGCTTTTGCTTCAGGCATTGCAGGCATAAACCATTCTTCTGGTGCTTGTTTAGCTGCGTTGAATGATTCCATGTAATATATACGTGGATTACCATTGTCACATTCTTTGTTCTTACACTTCCAGTCAGGATAAGTATTTTTAATTTTACCGCTAGCTTTATCTACTCTGTTATCCCATAACTCACTGTTGCAGCTTAAACATCTTGGTTCTGTTGTTCCATTAGTTACTACAACTTTTTCCTCAACCACTACACCAATCTCTTCTAATGCTGCTTTAGTATCTTCTACTGGACCAGTCGGTACATCTTTAATTTTTTCTTGTACAGACGGTGAAGGAGTATAGCTATTGCTGTTGCCAGTTTTAGCTACACTCTTGGTAACTTGACTGTCCGACAAGTTCTCCACCTTCTGCATTTCTGTGACTGATGGTCTTGCTTTTGCTGTATAGCCGAACCAGTTTGCAAGTCCACGTCCTATCGCAGATGTCTCTGCGTTTTCAATCCATGATGTTAAGTTAGCACCTTTAGGACCTTGTTGATCCTGTGCTATACCTGTTGCTACAGGATTTATATCTTCTATATCTTTATATATCATAGCTCTAACAACTATGCTTTGATGATCATCTGATATAGATAGATGTTCTGTATAGACTCTACCATTAGGATTGTTCTCCCAAAACTTTGCTAGTCTATCTTCTACTTGATCGTATTCTTCTTGCCAACCCATCAGTCGTTATCCTCCTCGTTAATATCTTGTTCTTTATCTATATGGTATTCTACCCATACTTTTGTTTGTTTACCAACACTATATTGTTTTAAAATATCTGTAATACTTTGTTCCATGTGGTTAAATATTATATCAAATATTTTTTCTGCTTCTTCAACATTACTTGCAGTAATTATAAAGTCTCTTGTACTGTGATCAGTAAACATTACTTTTACATCTCTGTCCATTGGATGAGGTGCGCTCATTCTTGTTCTCCTATAGCTATAGCAGTATTCATCATCTCGTTGTAATCAGTTACAAACTTTGTTGTTAAATCTTCTACTTTTTTTGGATTAATTTTATTAAGTTTAATAGATGTCTGTGACACTTCTTGTCCACCGCATGCGTTAGCCATAGCTATCGCCCACTTCTTCATCTCCTTTTGACTTGTAAATAAATTCATAACTTAGTCGCCGCCGCGTTCTGATCTAACAAATACATAATGTATAACGTTATTCCAGTTTTCAAAATGGTGTATGTTTAAACCATGTCTGTGTAACCAGTCACGTAACTCACCTGTGCTGTCTATGTACTTAGGACTGTTCTTATGTATTACAACAAATCCTCTACCAGTTTCTCCAACTGATTGTACAAGTTCTGACAACATAAAGTTATCATCAAACGTAGTATTAATTGCAGTCATTACTACCTCCCACTATTAATTATATAGCATAAATACAGAATCGTAAAGAATTTATAGTAAAAACACCAGATCGAAGTTATGATCTGGTGACAAGGATCAGAGTAAAGGAGGAAACCTCTGACCAATGAATTGACTTGACAACTATTATAGCATGCAGTAATCTGTGGATATAGTTATCTTACGTGTCATAACGTTAGACAACTCCTTCCCACAAGCAATAAAGCGGACCTGTGAGTCCGCTTTGCTTTATACTATCTCTTTATTATTGTGTCCTTTATGATCTATAACCATAGTCATAACACCTTGTTTTGTTTTCTTACCTGCTTGATGTTCAAACCATGTTGACTCATCTAAGCTAGGTACCTGGATCCAGGTGCGTCCATCATGTACTTCTCTGTGGTGGTGGTAATGTCCTGTAACCAGGATCTCGCTTGATCCTGCATGAAAGCCACCGAATGTTTGGTTCTTCCACCAGTTCATTAGTTTATTTTCTACCGATCCACTGTAACCTGCAAGATGTCCATGAGTAAAGCTCATGTTTGTGCCACATACGTTTAATGATAAGTGTGGTTCATCTGGTATAACAAACTTTACATGTTTGTACTGTGGTTTATCTGCAAATATTTCTGCAATCTGTTCAAACACTTCTATGTCATAGTTGTCCATCTCACCTGTTGGTGCAAGATTCTTTGCAATTCTTTTAGTTCCATGATTACCTGGTACTGCACCTACTACAACTACATCAAAGTCTCTTGACCATTCAACTAATGCTTTAGCAATAAGTCTTCTAGCTAACTTCATCTGATTACGATAGTCAAGCTCTACGCCGTTAGGTCCCATAGCTTGTGGGTAAAATCCTACGCAGCCCTCGACTATATCACCGAGTCCCACGACTGTTAACTGATCTAGCTGCACTCCTGCTTTACGCAAGAAGTTATAACGATCACGTACTGTATCTATCTTTTCTAAAAATCTATTAACAATAGCTTCAGTACCACCGCCATCACGCTTGCCTAACTGTAGATCAGATATAGCAACAAAAAAACTAGCTTTAGGTTTTGTTACTTTAGGTTTAGCTTTACGCTTGTAAGTCTGGATCCACTTAGATATACGATCATAATCTTCTTTGTCTAGTGCATGTTCTTTGTACACAATCTGTGCTTTGTATGCCCATGCTTGTTGCACGTCTCCTTTGCCCATATTCATATCCCACGTGCTTACACGGATAGTGTCATTAAGAATAGAATACTTGTCAGGATCGAATCCCCAAGATTGTAAAAGATCATTAAACTCTGGACTAGCGTTGTCCATAGGTCTTGTAGTTATAGTTCCAGTCTTAGTTTTGTAATCAAAAGTAACGCCTGGTTCCCAACCATTAGGGTGGGATTCTACATCTTTAGTTTCGTTGTGTGCTACGTCCTGTTGGGTTGCAGTAAGTTTACTTACCTGCGAGTTGTTTTTTTGCATACTCTTTTAGTACTACTATTACTGATCCACCACCTGCAATTGCTGCAGCTTGGATTGCTGTAATGTCTAAGTCGAGTGCAGGACCTACAAGTAAAGCAGAACCAAATGCTTCAATGAATGTCCATACAACTTTTTCGATAAGTGCTTTGAGTTCATCACTCATATTATCTCCAGTCTATATTATTGGTCTTCCCTTTAGTTTAGCGTCAATTCGTGTCACTTTTTCGTGAATAGAATCCAACGTTTTACTATCGGAACTTTGTTCTGGTGCGGCAGCACCATCTAAATTTATCTTACTTACTTCTAATGTAACTGGTTTACCTTGTAGTAATACTTTTGCAACCTGGTCATACATTTTTTTGTACGCTTTTTGTGATGATCCAATAAATCCGTCTTTGCTTACATCTAACACTTGCTGTGTAGATCCTGTAAGCACACAACCTTTGGTATCTTCATCAGTATTCCCTCCATGAAATAAAATCCATTGAAAATTAGGTACGTCTTTTATTTCTAACATACCGTAGTGTGAATTTTGATAACGCTTAGAATAATTATTGTGAAAGCCACCTTCTTTTCTAAACTTTATAGGATATGTACCTTCAGGTATACAGGTTTCACCATATACTTTGGTTACTTGATATTGGTCTTCAAGTGTATAACACTCAAACTTACCGTTGATAAACAACATTCCATTGGTTGCGTCAATTCCAAATTCATGTCTAACTAATTGTATCTTCATTTAGACTCCTTGTTTACATCATTATAGTCTAAACAATCAGGATTTGTACAGAATAATTTATAAGGTTTTATCTGTACGCCAAGTGGTTCTCCACATTTAGGACAAGATACTTTCAAAATATACTATCTGCTAGCTGCCCACATGTTGTCGATCATATTAGGATACTTACGATTGTTTGCTTTAGCTCTAGCTTTTGCTTTAGCTTTTTGTGAAGGTGTAAGTTTTTTAGATTTTCCTAGATCTTTGGGACGTGGTTTGTCCCATACTGGTTTACTTTTTGCCATACTATATTATACCTACTTCATTTTTTTAATTCTCTTAGAAGAGTATCTTTTTTTCTTACCTTTTTTATCGTATGGCATTATCTGCTCACTTTCTTTTTCGGTTGATCGTCTTTATCTTTACGTAGTCCTATAGTTAACAACCATAAAACTATACTTATTATTATAGCAACTCCAACTATGTCCTTAGCTGTTCCAGTTAATGTTAGCCATGCTATAAAAAAACCTAGCAAAGTAAATGTTTGTGCTATTGTCTCTTTGATTATTTCTGATAACCAATTAAAAAATTTCTTTATGTACTTCATATCCTACGTCTCATTCTAACTGGTACGACTTGCACACTAGCCACAATTTGCGAAGCTATGATAACTGGTACTACAACTTCTTGTGCTTTTTCTTTTTGATCGTTAGTCATATCGTTACCAATAGCACCTAGATCTATCTCTTGTATATTTATATCTACAAAAGATCCTATTGGATCTGCTAGAAATTGTTCTGTCTGTACCTCTGTTACTACGTCAGCAAGTGTGTAATTCTCTACGTCTTTATTCTCTACAGCTTTAGCTACGTATACTTCTACTGCTTCTGCAACTGCTTCATCTTTTTCTACAGCTGCAGCAATGATCTCTACGTCAGCTGCTTCTACTTGTAATACTTTTGCAACTACTTCTACTTGTTCTTCTGTTAGTTCTTGTACATCAGCAATAGCTTCTTCAACAACAGCTTGCACAACTTCCTGTATTTCTTTTGTAGCTTTATCAAGATTTTGTACACCAATGTCATTTACTTCTTCAAGGACTTCGACAACTTCTTCTTCGGTAAGGTCCTGTACATATCCTTGTATTGCTTCTTGTTTAGATTCTTCATTAGTCTCCTCTGTTATTGGT